AATACTTGTTGTTAATCCAGAATCACTTGGCGCAATGTTATTGAAACCAGCAGGAATATCATACTGGTCAATTGCACCAACTGTCATAACTGTGTTCATTCCAGCAGGTGAAATTTGATCAACATCAATGTGACCATTACCAGCCGCACACACTACAAATGCGCCTGCATCTATTAATGATTGAACCTTAGCATCTAACCATGCACTACGAGGAACACCCCAAGACATGTTGATAACTCTTGTAACAGTTGGATCAGCCACAATTGCATCCATAATACTATCAATGGCTTGACCTACATCAATTAGATTTGCATTATATTGTTCACCGTTAATTTTACCACCAATCTTAACATTCATCAACTTAACATAAGAACACACACCCAAATTTTTACCTACAGCCATACTTGCAACACCGGTACCGTGACCAATATCGTCATTAAAATTGCCATTAAATTGAGGCAATGTGTAAAAATTTACTTTGTCGAGACCGTCATAATTAAATTCTTGGTGATCAAAGTTAATACCTGTATCCATAATATACAGTTCAGGCTTGCTCAAATAGTTAACATCATGTGTAGCAAATGATGTGACTAGTGGACGATATTGACTGGCAACACGAATTCTAGCCCATTGACCTGCGTTAGTGGTAGGATCAATAGCACTAGCAGTACTGTTAATGTTAGTAATACTGCTAACGTTATCTAAGAATGACATTGGAACACTAGTGATATCAATTGATTTTACAATCTTACCTAAAGCAAGACCTTGAGTACTTGTAACATGGTACCAACCCTTCATGTTTTTAATAGGGGCTGTACTTGTCACCAAGTCACCAAAATCACCATTATCACTAGACACTAAAAATTCATGTGTTGTATCAGTATCTAATTGAGTAAATTCTGCAACATTGCTAGCAGGATCAAGGGCATGTTGCAATAGATGCCAAGAAATGTCCAAATGATCGGTCATATCTGGGGTAACAGATACACCCCACTTTTTTGCAAATGCTGCCTGATCGTCAGGCGTGTTAAATTTAACTCTAATGTCCATAGTATAATCACTCCGATTCGTATATAGTATTTATCTTTGCTAGAAATAATTAAAAAATTGAAAAATTTTGGTAATAAATATCGACATGCCCTTTAAATTACATGTCATTAGTGACACATATTATTTACCAAACGAACCCGAAGAAGCGTATGACATTCCCCCAGAAGCAGATATTGTAATACTTAACGGTAATATTGCTAAGGGATGGATAAAACGCGGGTTCATGTACGCATATAGTTTAGCCAATAAACACCCTAACGTACAGTTTGTGTATAACTTAGGGGAAAGTGAATTATACTACCTACAAGTAAACAAATATGATTATGAAATAGAAGATAATATTCTTATAAGATTTAACAACGATGTAACTTGGCCAAAAAATTTGCATTGGAAACACCCAAAAGACCCAAACGGAATGCTAATTGAATTGCGTAGTGGGTACACAGTTGATGTGTTTACTGCATATGGGTTTCCTAAAATTCACAAATATGAAGGCGATTGGGAAAACACAAATTGGTTTCAAAATTATGCAGTAAGCACACTAATGGTTCATAAAGAAAATTTATTAGAGTATAAGGATAAACCCACTGACACATCTGAAGTAGCACATGGACATACTCCTATATGGGCTACTCTTGAATGGATTAATGAACGACATGTCACGGAACATCAGTTAGTAAAGAATTGGGAATTAAATTTAAAACATTGTCCAATACTAGTTACCCATTTAAATCCATATAATGACCCTAGATTTGCAAACTGTACTACTTCACCTTATAGAATACATTTACACAACGGTACATGGGTAACGGCTATGTCACGTGTTAAAGGTGTAAATTTCTTGGGAGCCAAATTATATAGTAATCCAGGCAGGGGCGAATCAATCCGTTCTGAGTGTATTGAAATATATTGAATCAATCACATCTAGTTGACTGTTAGTCATATTGAATTTGTAGATATGCTTGTCTACGTCAAACTGATTTGCTATAGGAAATCTAAATCGTTTTTCAAAAGTCCAGCCATCGCCTGTTAACTTTTCGAAATGTTTTGCGACTAATTCAAATCCTGTATATTTAGTTTCTTGAGGAATAACATTAAATCCTACACGTTGATATGCTTTAACTTTTTCTAAGTAACGTTTGTGTATTAATTGTAACTCAACTTCCCATGGATGAAATATATTCATATCGTGTTCAAACGTAGTAGTTAATATAGTTAAAGCCCATGTCAACTGAGGATAGAAACTTAAAAAACTTCCTTGAAAAGGTATACCTAATTCGTCTTGAATTTTTAAAAAATGAAATGCTGATTTGCCAAAATTATATCCGTATTCTGTTTGTTGTCTATACGGAGCAATACCACCACAACATATACCAGTATATCCCATATCACGCAACATTTCTGCCATGCGATAGTGAGTATTAAAGTGCGGGCTTATGGATTTGTATTTTTCGCTTACTGCGTAATTATCTCTAGTTAAGAATGACACAATATCAATTGGTAGTTCTATATAAGGATAATTATTTTTCTCACAAAACATTTTAGCATGTTCGCTATCTTGTTTGTTTAATTCATCTTTGAATACCATTATAACAGTAGTGAATTTTAAATTAGCATCATGCCATGCTTGTACCATTGCTTGGCTATCAATCCCACCACTTAAGCATAATGCAGGATTATCTCCTAAGGTCTCCGCACACTTGATAGCCGCATCGATGCGATATTGTTTTAGTGATTCACTATCAAATTTTAAATTAGTGAAGAATTCAGGTTCAAGATTAACTATATGGTCTACTCCAGTACCATTAATTAATCCAGAACAATCTAACCAGTCGTTATAAAATGCTTTAAAGTGCGACAATTTTCTTAACCATTTTATCTAATATATAATCGTCAACATTTACATTCAATACTAACATTAAACAATTATCTACAAAACTGAATAAACTATGTAGTCTACTAGTATTAACAAAATAAGTAGCACCTAAATCAAAACGAATTAATTTTTCTTCCTGAATCCATTTCATATCGTTAATACCAAAGTTGTATATAGGCACTAATATTCTAAATGTAGGTACATTAACAATAGCACCATTATCACGATGTGGCGGAAAGAATCCGCCTTTATCTAAACGTAAAAAATGTGTACGACCTAAATTGGGTTCCCAAAAATCTAGAAAATCATTTAATTCAGGAATAAACTGTACTAAGTTGGTTCTGTTTTTAAAATCAATTTCAGTATATGATTTGCCTGTCATCTTTTGATATTCACGCAAACTATATAAATCAGGTTCCCCTGAGAAATTACCATCTAAACTAGTAACACTTAATCCATACCGATTATATCCCGGCTTATGCGGTTGATAATATTTCCACCCCGGATGTTTATCCAGTATGTCTTTTACTTTATTCAAGTCCATTTTAGGAAAATCTAGTTCTACTATTTCTCCCCAATGTGTAATAAAATCGGTTAATGATGCCATACAGATATTTATAGCAATAAAATTGTTGCAAAAAACAACACTGTAAGTTGTTGATTTTATTAGGTATTTTTCCTTCACAAAACACTTGACTTTTAATGAATTTGGGCATATAATACATGTATGAATTCGAAAAGTACACGTAAACGTAGGTCAGACCGTAATCAAGTAATTTACTTGTTGCGTAATATCGTGACCGGTCAAGAGTACATTGGATTAACTGTATTGAGTTACGGAGGTAATGCCCGTCGTACAGTACACCGTAGAGTTCAAAAGCACATTCAACGTGCGTATGCTGAGGATAAGAATTGGGGCTTGAGCCGTTCTATTAGAGAATGGGGTCCGGAATCGTTTACATATAGTGTAGTAGAAGTTGTGCGTGGTAAGGCTGAGGCTCATCAACGTGAAACATATTTGATCAATTCGTTGAAGCCTGCACTTAACACATTTTGCAAGAAAGGATAAAATATGCCAAGTGTATTTTTAACAAGTGACACACATTTCGGTCATGCCGGAGTGTGTAGATTCACAGAAAGTGACGGAGTCACTAAGATTAGGCCATGGACTGATCCAAATGAAATGGATGAAGAAATGGTAAAGCGTTGGAACGACACGGTTCGTCCAAACGATAAAGTATATCACTTAGGCGATGTTGTCATTAACCGTAGATCATTAAAGACATTAGCCAGATTAAACGGTGACAAGGTCTTAATTCGTGGTAACCATGACATCTTCCGTGATGATGAGTATCGTGAATACTTCCGTGAGTTAAGAGCGTATCATGTGATGAACGGTATGATTTTAAGTCATATCCCATTACATGAGGCAAGTTTAGGGCGTTTTGGTGTCAACATCCATGGTCACTTACACAGTGGTCGTGTAAAGAAGGCACGTGGTGTAGATGCTAAAACTGGTTCTATCTTATATAGTGATGAAATTGACACACGTTATCATTGCGTATGCGTGGAACAAACCGACTTTACGCCCATCTTATTTGAGGACGTTATAGACCGAATCAAAAACGAAGGTGGTGAAGTTGGTTTTAGAAGTGGAAACGGTCCTGCAATGTGACCGTTTTCATTGTCTTTAAACCCAACCTATAGTACAATACAGATATTGATTGGAGCATAGCATGACCTTACAAGAAGTTATCGAGGCATTTGAGTACAAGATTAGCGGTGGTAGTGAATACCAATGGCATTGCTTTGGTGACCATGCACGTTTCTTAGATTTTGAAACTGAATATGGTAACGGTAGTGTTATTTTTGATTCCGTTGATCAAACTGTATATCAAGCAGAAGTATGGGTAAGAGAGTTAGGTGATTCTAAATCTAGACCCTATCGTTGGTTCAACGTTGACTACTTTGATGCATATTTAAAGGAAGCTGTAGAACGCAATCACAAATATCGTATTGCCTATGATGATGTTGAGTTTGTAGACCTTGAAGTTAAACAAGATTTTTTTGAAAAGGCTAAGGCTATTATGAATGGCATTGAGTTTGACAAACGTATTGTAGTGCCATTGGATCTTCCTAACAGTTTGATGTTAGAATTGTTTAAGGAAGCGCATAAACGTGATATTACTTTAAATCAACTTGTAGACAAAATTCTACAAAACTTAGTGGATACTTATGAATGACTTATTTTTTGGAATTTTTGATTGGATAAAAGATGATTACAAGGCTTACCCACTTAGGTTCTTCGTTGAAGTTTTGGCTTGGGCTACTAGTATCGGTTGTAGCATTACGATGGCTACCACTACACCCAATCCCCCTCTACTTATTCTTTACCCTGTGTGGATTAGTGGTTGTGCTATGTACGCTTGGTGTTCTTACACTAGGAAATCGTTTGGTATGTTGGCTAACTACTTACTATTAACTACAATTGATAGTATTGGATTAATTAGGATGTTACTACAATGAAAACTTGGACAGTAGACGTACAAGAAGATTCCAAAACAGGGGATGCAATTATTCAGTTTCCTCCTGATTTACTTGAGGAAGCAGGTTGGGTTGAAGGTGACGATATTGTTTGGACAGACCTCGGTGATGGGAGTTATAGTTTGACTAAGAAAGAAAAAACTGAATGGGTTATGGTTGAAGCCCTAAGTCAATTCAAAGTTACTTACATGGTTGAAGTGCCTAAGGGTAAAGCAGAATATGCACTAGACACCGTAGCAATGGAAGACGCAAAAGAGTTTAGCCAAGAGCATTTGCGTCCAACTGATATCATTCTCAATCACCGTGTAGTGTCTAAAGAAGAGGCATTGAAATTGTGTGATGAACGCAATGAATATGGTAGTGAATGGGATGAAGAAACAAAAATCAAAAACTTTTTTACAACATGGAGTGAACAAAATGAAGGTAAGTGAGAATCCTCAACTAAAGTCTATCATGACCGATAGTGACTGGGAACAGTTTGGTCCCTGGCTCAAGTCTATGTTAAAGATGGGCCCAGCAACAATTACTTTCACTAAGAAAGATGGCACTGAACGTGTTATGGAATGTACACTTCAGCCTGAACTATTGCCTCCTGTTGTTGTAACCGAAGACACAGAGTCAAAGAAAAAGAAAGCCGCTAATGATAACGTTGTGGCTGTCTATGATTTGGAAGCAAAGGGCTGGCGTAGTTTTACACTACGTACGGTGAAACGTGTAGAATTTAAGATGTAACGTTTTAATAAACGTAGTTTTAATGTTGTTTTTGAAGTTAAATATAAAGGATACTTATGTCTAAACTTGCTCTCTACGGGAGACCATTCGTTGTTTTCGATGCTAGTAACAAAGATCACAGGAGATGGTTTGCTCATTTTAATAAACACATGTCTTGGGGCGAGTGCCCGGTACGTTTTGTAATGGACAATGATCACGGTGATTTAATCACTATGATGCAACGGGAAATGATTCAGTATTACGTAGATAAAGAGTTTAAGAAAAAGGTTGACAATTAAAGAGTTTGGGTGTAGAATACGGATATGATGAAAAAGCAATCATTTACTGTTAAGTTTGAACGTCCTAAGACTAGGGCTCATAAGGTGCTGTTTGATAACAACAGCCCTTTTAAGTCCAAGGTTGTGGAAGATAAAACTGCCTACAAGCGCAAGCCCAAATTCAAATACAGAGACTGGCAAGAAGCCTAATGCGCAGGTAAAAGACACTGATCTCATCTAAGGGTTTGTACCGTATCTTAGATACGGTTTTCCTTTTTAGACCAAATCAGTGCAATTGAAAGAAAAGTAAATGAAATTTAAAAACACAATATTAGGATTATTATGTTTTTTAACATTCAGTACAACAGCACATGCAACAAACACACACAATAGTAAATTTTTAACAGTAGTACAAACTAACGAAAAAGTACCACACTATAACAAAACTGATCTTTTTTGCATGGCAAAAAACATCTACCATGAGGCTGCATACGAACCTAAATTAGGTAAACTTGCAGTAGCCCAGGTAACAATCAATAGGTCTAAAGACCCAAAATTCCCCAATAGTATTTGTGATGTTGTATTAGAGCCTAATCAGTTTTCATGGGCCAATAACCATCGCAAACAATGGACTAAACCCTCAGGCCCCAAATGGGAAGAAAGCAAACAAGTTGCTAAAGAAGCCATAGTTGAGGGTAAAAGAATCGTAGGATTAGAGCGTGCCACATATTACCATGCCAACTACGTACACCCACATTGGAAAAAAATGACTAAAATAGCCCAAATTGGGTCGCACATTTTCTATAAGTATGGCTAAGTTATTGATTTGTCAAGCCTTTTTTCCTAAAAATAATGGATAAAAAGGCTTGACATTTATTCGTTTTGGGTCTACAATACATACATAGACTGAAAAAACGGAGATCGAAATGATTACTGCTGAACAAATCCTTCAGGGCAAGACTCTCGCTGAACAAGCAAGTCTGTCGTATTTTAACAACACTCTCAAGGGTCAGGATGCATATGCATGCGGTTTTGCTTGGGTTGAGGTCTATGTAGATCGCACTAATTCCAAGCAGGCTCAAGAACTTATCAAGGCCGGATTCCGTAAGGATTACAAGCCCAAGTGTCTGAGCATGTGGAACCCGGGTGGACTGGGTGTGCAAAACGTTGATTGTAAAGAGGAAGGGGCTATTGCTATGTCCAAGTACCTTCAGGCTCTTGGACTTCGTGCGTATTCGGCGTCACGTTTGGATTAAAAAGTGGCTAAAAAGGCTTGACATTTAATCAAAACGGGTATATAATATACTTATAAACTGAGAAAACGGAGTTACGAAATGGCTTACATGAATCAAGCAAAGAAGGCAAAGATCGCAACTGCTCTTAAGCCCATCCTCAAGAAGTATGGTATTAAGGCTAGTCTGTCGGTTCGCAATCATTCTAGCATCGTGCTTAACGTCAAGTCCGGTAAGATCGATTTTATCGAAAACTTTATCAAGACTGATACTGGTCAACATAGCATTTTTCGTAATAAGATGTCCCAGGATCAAATTGACTATCTCCGTAAAAATCAAACATTGGATGTCAACCCCTACTGGTTCCATGAACATTTTTCAGATGTTGCTAAGGACTTTCTGACCGAATCCATGAGTGCCCTCAAGTCGGCTGATTGGTATGATGAGTCCGACGCACAGGTTGACTATTTTAATACTGCCTACTATGTTGATATCAACATCGGTAAGTATAACAAGCCCTACATGGTCGCTTAAAAAGGAGAAATAATGCTTGACAAATTCAGAACTTGGGTATATAATCATATTTCAGAACTGGAATTACTAACATTTTTGGTTCTGTTGGTTACTGGTTTGTACGTAATTTATATCACATCGTAAAAGGAAATTAAAATGTATAGTTATTGGATGCTCATTCGTAATGATGCAGGTGGTACTCAACGTATCACAATTCAGGCTGATAACCCTTATCAGGCTTATCAAATGGCTAAGGCTATCTATGGTTCGCAGATGATTAGTGAATCTGCCAATCTTATCTAAGAATTTTGGTAACAAAAGTGGTTGACATTTACATCCGTTTTTGTTATCATTATAAAGTGCAATATCGCACATTTGTTTAACTCTCTATGGAGATTTGTTTATGACTACTCAGACGTTTAAGGTTGTTGGTATCACTGTTCACAATGGTAATGCGAAGGTTCGCTTTACTGATGACATGGTCCGACGTGTAAAGCAGTTCACTAAGGGCGGGGCATCTCGTTGTGAATTTATCGAATTGCCCAATGAGATGACTAAACTTGAGGCTCTCA